CGCTAACGCAGTTGGTGGTAATGCACCCTTCCAATGGGACGGCTACCTCGACGACATCCGCATCTACGACCGCGCCATCACGCCCGCCGAAATCCGCCTGCTTGCCTCCCGTCGCGGGATCGGCCTGTCGCCCCTGCCGGATCGGGCGGCGGGGATGCCAAGGAAACTGTCGATCAATGTCGGGGGAACGTGGCGGCCTGCCGATGCGTACGTCCACGACGGGACGGCGTTCCGCTTGAGCGAGGCCAAGATCAACGTCGGCGGGGTGTGGAAGTGAAACGCGCACTCATCACGGGAATCACCGGGCAGGATGGCAGCTACCTCGCGGAGTTGCTGCTGGCGAAGGGCTACGAGGTGCATGGGATCGTGCGGCGCACGTCGTCCACGGCCTCTGACCGAATCGAGCCGTTCGCAGACCGGGTGACGTTGCACTCAGGCGACCTATCTGACGCGCTCTCGCTGTCCCGCATCATAAGCAGGGCGCGGCCGGACGAGGTCTACAACCTCGCCGCGCAGTCTCACGTTCACGCGTCGTTCGCACAGCCCGAATACACCGCCGACGTCACTGGTTCCGGGGTTGTCCGGTTGCTGGAGGCGATTCGCACACTGCAAGACGAGACGGACAAGACGGTGAGGTTCTACCAAGCGTCGTCTTCGGAGATGTTCGGTGGCCTGCCCGGCACCGCACCGCAGAGCGAGGACACTCCATTCCACCCTCGCAGCCCTTATGGCTGTGCGAAGGTCTACGCCCACTGGGCCACGGTCAACTACCGGGAATCCTACGGCCTTCACGCGTCGTGCGGCATCCTTTTCAACCACGAAAGTCCGCGTCGTGGGGAAGCGTTCGTGACGCGGAAGATCGCTCGTGCGGTCGCCCGGATCAAGGCAGGGATGCAGGACAGGCTCCACCTTGGAAACCTCGACGCGCGTCGTGATTGGGGATTCGCAGGCGACTACGTCCGAGCCATGTGGCTCATGCTCCAGCAGGACTCCCCCGGCGACTACGTCATTGCCACTGGAGAGACGCACACGGTTCGTGAGTTCGTCGAGTTGGCGTTCGGCCGAGTCGGGCTGGACTGGCGGTCGTTCGTGTCGATCGACCCGGCGCTGCAACGTCCTGCCGAGGTGGACATCCTCATGGGAGACGCGACGGTGGCACGGACGGCGTTGCGGTGGGTGCCGCAGGTCGGCTTTGAGGAACTGGTGGCGATGATGGTCGATGCAGAACTGAAGGCCGTTGCCCATGCCTAAGCGACCGGAGCAGTTCAAGCCGATCCGGCTGGCGGCTTCCGCTGCCCCGCCGATCGTCGAGCGTCGTCCCAACGCCTACCAACGTGGGTACTGCGACAGCCGCCACGCGTCATGGCGCCGTGCCGTACTGGTCCGCGACAACTGGACTTGCGTGGACTGCGGTCGTGTCTGTTCCGACAAGGGAGAGGCTCACGCCGATCACGTGTCGCCCATCGTTCGCGGGACTGACCGCTGCGAGAACGGGGCGTCGAGGTACGACATCAGCAACGGTGCCTGCCGGTGCATCATCTGCCACGCGAGGAAGACGGCACGTGAGTAGCCGAGACTGCGTCGAGTGCGGTCAGGGTGTCCACAGCGACCGCCGTGGACCGCCACCGGCGTTGTGCTTGACATGCCGTGTAAGACGATGCGTGGCGTGCGGGAGCCGGTTCGTCCGGCGATACCGTGCTGACACGACAAGGGTTGCGGGCAAGTTCTGCTCGCAGCAGTGCTACCGCTCGCGTGGCGAGCAACGGCCAAGGGAGGGCCACCATGAAGGTGCGAGACCGGATCAAGGCGTTCAAGCGCGTGCCAGCCAATCAGTTGCTTCCGAACCCGAAGAACTGGCGGACTCATCCGAAGGCGCAGCAGGACGCGCTCCGGGGTGTTCTGGCCGAAGTCGGAATGGCCGACGCCTGCATCGCTCGTGAACTGCCGGACGGCTCGCTCATGCTCATCGACGGCCACCTTCGGGCCGAGACGGTGTCCGACGCGAAGGTGCCGGTGCTGATCCTCGACGTCACTGAGGAAGAAGCCGACAAGCTGCTCCTCACGCTCGATCCGCTTGCGTCGATGGCCGAGAGCGACACTGACCGTCTGCAGGAACTGCTCAAGGGCGTCGCCACGGACAACGAGGCGCTCCAGCAGATGATGGAAGCCACCGCGGCTTCCGCCGGTCTTTTCCAGGGTCTGGCTGCCCCGAGCGAAGCTGACTCCGGGGAAAGCGGTTCCACCGAAGACGCAGGCGGCGGCTCGCCGGAAAGCGGTGAAGAAGACGGCGAAGCCGCACCGAGCGGCGTTCGGATGGTGCAACTGTTCCTTGACGAGCAGACCATCGTGACGTTTCAGGAGGGCTGCACGAAGCTGGCCGCGGCTTACGGCACCGAGAACCTGACAGACACTGTCATGGAGGCCGTGCGCCGTGAAAGTTCATCGTTGCACTGAACGATTCGACGCTGACCACCTCGCCGGGACCAAGCTGAACGACACGCACTTCGACCACCTTCTCGGCGGGGACGAGCCTTGCGACGTCTTCAAGCCGGACGGCACACCGCTGGTCAAGTACCGGCCGGGGTGGTTCAGCGAGCCTCTGTGTCGAGACGTCGCGCCTTCCTGCCGAAGGGCTGCGCGCATGACGTTCAACCGCGGCATGGCTGCCGGGCAGCTTGATGGCGCAAAGAACAGAGACGGCAGGGAAGTGGGAGCGGCGTCGGCGACGAGATACCGGGCCGTGAAACGCGACGGGACGCTCAGCAACACCAATCACGCTGCTGGCGTTGTCAGCGGCGTGGTGGGTTTTTTCGACCGCTCGGCCAGATTTCCGTTCTGCCGGCAGACTTCGTTCGTGATCTCGGAGGCCGCGGCGTGGCGGCAGTTCCTGCCCTACATCGAGCGAGCCGACGAGGGGTTCCGAGAGTTCATGCCTGAGCGTTGGGAGGCTCAGCGCGCGTTCGTCAGCCGCACGGCGCCGGATTGGGTCATTCCGCAAAGCACCTTCACGACGGTCACGGTCAATCGCAACTTCCAGACCGCGACGCACAAGGACGCAGGCGACCTCCACGCGGGTTTCGGCGTCATGTCTTGCCTCCGCAATGACCTGTACGACGGCGCGTTCCTCGTGTTTCCGGCGTTTCGGGTTGCGGTCAACTTCGCCCACGGTTGCCTGTGCCTTGCCGACGTCCACGAGTGGCACAGCAACACCGTTTTCAAGCAGATGCGGGCCGGCTACGAGCGGATCACTCTCGTGTTCTATTACCGGGAGAAGATGATTCACTGCAAGTCCGCCAAGGACGAGGTGCAGTGGGCCAAGAACCGCAAGCGTGGGGAGCCGCTGGCGTGACGGCAATCGACTGGAGGAAACATCGCCGTGCCGGCTTCGACCTGTTCTATCGTTTCCACTGCGAGACAAACGACTGCTCGCCGGACTTGGCGGTCGAACGGTGGATTTGCGACAGAGGCGGGTTCAGCTTTGAGAAGCGGTGCGTCATGGCGCTGTTCCACGGAGCGACCTACGCCGGCCCATGCGAGTCGATGTTCGCAGACAAGTTCCCGCTGATGACCGCGGACGTCAGGGGACTGATCGATTTCTTCAACCGCGAGAAAAAGCGGCTGCTGTTCAGTCCCGACTGCAAGTACCGCAAGATGGTTTTCCCGCAGTTCCTTGAGTCTGTCGGCCGCTCCATCGCAGGATACGGAACGCTCGGGAAGTTCATCACTGACTGCTTCGGCTCCAGCGATCCCAAGGTGAACTACCTGAGGCTCAAAGAGCAGTGCCAGACGGTTTGGTTTCACTGGGGGAGGATGGGGCACTGGTGTTTTTCTGAGGCGCTGAGGCGACTTGTTGACGCGCCTATCGAGGCGGCGGACATGGAGTTCAGGTATGGAGCCAGCCACCGTGCCGGGTGGGCGTTCTGCATCGGCCGAGACGACCTGACAGGAAGCAGCGTTTCCGGGCCTGGGGTCAAGCTGCTGGAGCGCACCGCAGCAGAGTACCTGAGCGGTCTGTCGTTTCCGCGAGCGGACCGGTTCACCCTGGAGACGGCTTGCTGCAACTACAAGCGGCAGCACAGGGGCAGCCGATACGGCGGCTGCTACATCGACGAGCAATACGCCGAGACGGTTCAGATGATGGCCGACTGGCCCGAGTACCGCTGGCTGTGGGACTTGTACCTTGAGGGCAGAAAGGCCGTCCTGCCGCACACCTTGCTGTTCGAACTGTCGGGGCAAAAGCCGCCGGCATATCGAACAGACTGGAACCGCTCCATGCAGAAGTTCGGGCGAATGCCTCGCGTCGAGGCTTGGGCGTCCGGCGAGAAACAACGCTGGTGCAAACTGGAGGAAATCTGTGGACGCTAAGCAGGTCAACAAGTTCATCTCGGTCTACGCGAAGCGTTACCAAGGCGGTCAGTTCGCGGCGCCGCTCCCCAAGGAACTGGCAGCCAATCCGGGCAGCGTCCTGACGGCAAGCGGTTTTGTTGCGATCCGAAAAGCACTGCCGCGAGGGTCGTCCCGCAAGGACTTCACGGGCCGCGCCTACAGTCTTGCGCCAGGAGCGAACGTGCTGACGCACGTTGCAAGAGACGCCGGAGCGCCGCTGCCGGCGTGGGTGAGTCACTACAACTACGTCTACGCCTACGTTGAGGACAAGGAGTTATCCCAGCAGCTTCGTCAGGCCGGATGGAAGCCAAAAGCCTATCGCGTCTCAGCGACCAGCGAGATCATCGCCTGCTGGTGCAGAAACGACGAGCCGGCGCTGCCAATCGCTGTGTCCGACCAGCGGACGTTCACCAAGGTTGATCTTTCCGTGCCCTCCGCTGAGTTCGAAGCGGAGTTGAGGTCAGTGGACTGCTGGCACGACGACTTCCCCTACTACTCCGACGGAACATGGTCAGCGGTGTCTATCCGTGGCTACAAAAAGCTCGACCCGAGATGGGGCGTCAAGCCTTCGGAGATGCCCCAGAAGTGGCGCGACGAGCATCCCAACGAACTGAATCTGACCTGCGAATGGACCGTCTTGGCCGACAGAACTCCTCGCATTCGCCGCTGGGTCCAGTCGATCTCGGCGTGGGGGCAGCTTGAGCGCGTTCGGCTGTTTCGGATGGTGGCGCACAAGGACAGAAACGGCAAACTCGGCCGGCACAGTGACATTCAGGACCACGCCGTCGGAACCCGAGATGGGATGCTGGTTCGGTTTCACGTTCCCATTCGGACCCACAAAGACATCGAGATGACCGTTTGGGATCTGGAGGGGACAGAGCGGTCGGCTCATCTTGCCGCTGGGGGCGTCTATTACCTCGACACTCGCAAGCCGCACAGCGTTCAGAACCAGTCGCCGGTTGATCGCGTTCACCTTGTCGTGGACGTTGCGGTCAATCCTGAGGTGAGGCGGCAGATCGAAGCGTCGCGGGAAGTTCCCGCGACATGAACACCTTCGTCTACGTTTTCGGGCAGCCGGGCAGCGGCAAAACGACGCTGATGCGGGAGGTCTGCCGCCGCGGGATGATGCTCTACTCAGCCATGACGCCGATCAAGCACCGCGGCTACTCCTGGGGCGGCGGTCTGTTTGGCGTCCTGGGGTCTGATGCGTGGCCGTTCGGCGGGACCGACACGCTGTCCTACACGGCCGTGGCTGACGCCGGACGCTGGGTGCCGGCGATGCGGAAATGCAAAGCCGGCGGTCTGGTGTTCGCCGAGGGGGATCGGCTGGCGAATCTGCGGTTTTTCGGCGAGGTGGAGAAGCACTACCGCCTGCTGGCGTTCTACCTGTCCTGCGACGACGCGCTCGCGGACGCGAGGAGAAAGATGCGGGCGCGCCAGCACAGGCTCCCGGCGCAGTCCGAAGCCTGGGTCAGCGGGCGAGTCACCAAGCACCACAATCTGGCGATGCAGTTCCCCGGCACCTACCGGCTGGACTCAAGTTTTGAGGCAGCGGCGCTGTCGCGTATTGTTTGGGAATCCGTGCTTTCGGAGAAAACCTGATGGGCAAGCGTGGTCCGGCGCCAGAACCAACCGTCATCTCGATGCTCAAGGGCAACCCGAGCAAGAAGCAATTCAACGGCGGCGAGCCGGTGTTTGAGCCGGTGTCGGGGGACTGCCCGCCACCGGCGGTGCTGGAGGGAAAGGCCGCTGAGGTCTGGCGGGACACCGTGGCGAGGCTGTCTTCCGCTCGCGTTCTGACTCAGGCCGACGTTCCGGTTTTGATCCGCTACTGCATCACGGCCGCTCAGTACCTTGCCTGCTATGAGAAGGTGAAGGTCGCCGGCGAGGAGTACACGCATTGGGAGCAAGACCCCAACCGCGAGCCGGGGAAGCTGCGGATCAAGTACACGCAGGTCGCGCCGTGGGCGACACAGATGTACCGGCACCACGCCGCAATGCTTCGGATCGAGCAAGAGTTCGGGATGACGCCCAGCAGCAGGTCGCAGGTGAACGTGCATGGAAGCAGCAGCCCCACCTCCCCCCTGGCTCAGTGGCGTGCCCGCCATTCGGCAAGCTGAATACATCCCCGGATTCGTCTACGACGAGGCCAAGGCGCTGGCCGTCGAGGACTTCATCGAGTCGCTCTGCTGCCACACGAAGGACTCCCCGACAGCGAAGGCAGGCGAGCCGGTCAAGTTGATCGACTGGCATCGTGAGTGGCTGATCCGCCCGATCTATGGTTGGCGTGAAGACACGCCAGAGCGACTGCGAAGGTACAGGGTCGTCTATATCGAGGTGCCAAAAAAGAACGCCAAGTCAAGTGCGTTGGCATGGCTCGGCACCTACCAGTTGATCGGAGATGACGAGCCGGGAGCGCTTGGCTGTATCGCGGCCAAGACTCGCGGGCAGGCGTCGATCATCTTCAACGAGATGGCCGACATGATCCAGCGATCCCCAGCGCTGGCCTATGAGCTTGAGGTCGTCCGGTCGACAAAGACCATCTTCCATCGTGCAAGCGGGTCCAGCCTGTCCGTCATCTCCCGTGACGCTGGCGCGGCCGAGGGTCCGTCGTACTCGTTCGTGTTCTTCGACGAGCTTCACACGCAGACCGACCGTCTTCTCTGGGACTCGCTCCGCTACGCAGGCCGCTCCAGAAAGCACCCGCTCCTCATCACGATCACGACGGCGGGAAGCGACCGGCAAAGCCTGTGCTGGGAGCAGCACGAGTACGCCGAGCAAGTCATCGCAAACCCTGCCTATGACCCCCGCTTCTACGGAAAAATCTACGGGCCAGCGATCGGAGAAGACTACTTCGACCCGGAGGTGTGGCGGCGATGCAATCCCGGCATGGGCATCACCATGACGATGGAATCGTTCGCGTCAGACGCGATGGAGGCCAAGAACAAGCCGACCAAGCTCAATGGCTGGCTGAGACGCTCGCTCGGTGTCTGGACAGAGTCCGCTGACCGCTGGATTGATCCCGAACGGTGGAACGCCTGCAATGCCACTCCGGGCGACTTGTCTGGCCGGAAGTGCATCTTGGGCATGGACTTGTCCAAGCGGATCGACTTCTCTGCGGCATCTGCCCTGTTCCCCAACGAAGACGGCACGTTCGACGTCGAGACGATGCTTTTCATGCCCAAGGATCGTGTCGCGGAGGCCGAGCGTCGGGACCATCTCCCCTACGGCCGCTGGGTCGAGGAGGGCTGGATTTACGCGACAGACGGCGACGTCATCGACCATGCCCGGATTCGTGAGTGGGTGCTGGAGTACGCCAAGAATCACCAGATCGAACAGATCGTCGTGGACATCACTGGTGCCACGCAGCTTGCCGTGGAACTGCAAGGGGAGGGGCTTAACGTCAAAGAATACCCGCAGTCGTTTCGCGCCATGTCGGCGCCGACGAAGCGGCTGGAAGCGCTCGTGCTGGAACGGAAGGTGCGGCACGGCGGCAATCCTGCCCTGTCGGCACAGGCAGCGGCGGTGACGGTCGAGACGAACGCCTACGAGGACATGCGGCCGGTCAAGAAGAAGTCGAACGGCCGCATCGACGGGATCGTGGCCCTCATCTTCGCTCTCGGGTGGTGGGAGCAAGAGCAGATCGTCAACAAGGCACCGAAGCCAAAGCCGGGAATCATCGTCCTATGATCGCTGCCTCTCGACTGCTGTGGCTCCCTGACGACTTCTCCGAGCCGACCGGCGACCGCAGCGTGAGGTTCGACAACGGCGTGTCGTCCCGCAACTTCCTTTGGGACAACGACGCGGGGCGATTCCTGTCGGCCACGCACAGCAATCCGTCTGGCATCAAGGTCGACGCTGACGAGGTGATGCGATCGACGGTCTATCTCGCCTGCCTTCGGGTCATTGGCGAAACGCTCGCCAATCTCCCGCTTCGGATCATGCAGCGAACGCCGGACGGCGAGCGGGTTGCCGTCGATCATTGGCTTCATCGCCTATTCAACCACGGGCCAAACTCGTGGCAGACGACTTGGGAGTGGGTCACTCAGAAGGTGATCCACCTCGGGACGAGCGGTCAGGCGATGGACGAGAAAATCTACTCGATAGACAGTGAGATCGGCTTGGAGCAGCCCCGTGTCGTGGCGCTCCTGCCGCTTCATCCGACGCGCATGACTTGCTCCCGCCTTGAGGACGGTCGGCTGGGGTACTTCTACAAAGACGCCAACGGGCAGGACCAGCCGTACCGCCAGGAACAGGTGACGCATTTTCGCTGGCTGACGAACGATGGCGTCAACGGCATCGTTCCCTACGAGGTGTCTCAGGACGCCATCGGCCTTGCCCGCGCGTGCGAGATTCACGGTGCCGCGTACTTCGGCAACGGTGCGAGGCCGGGGATCATCCTGTCCACGGACACTGACGAGTTGAGCAAGGAAGCAAGGGATGAGATTCGCTACACGTGGGAGAAGGTTCATCGCGGGGCGTCGAGAGCGCATCGTCCGGCGATCCTGACGGGAGGACTCAAGCCGATCCCGTTTGAGGGCAACAACGCCGACAGCCAGTTCCTTGAGACGCGGAAGTTTCAAGCCGAGGAAATCTGCCGGATCATGGGCGTCCCTCCGCATCTGGTTGGGATGCTCGACCGCTCCACGAACAACAACATCGAGCAGCAGGGTCTGGACTTCCTGACCTACACGATGATGGCGTGGATTCGCCGCTTTGAGACGACGATCTGCCGCGACCTGTTGACTTACCGCGACCGTGAGGCAGGGTTCTACCCGGAGTTCGACACGACCGCACTCATGCGTGGGGACGCGGCCGGTCGGTCTGCCTACTACCACAGCGGATTGCAGGACGGCTGGCTGTCTGTCAACGAGGTCAGGACGGCCGAAGGAAAGAACCGCGTCGACGGCGGCGACCAGCGGTTCGTCCAGATGAACATGCAGACGCTGGAGCAGGCCGCAACGAACGCCGCTGCCGCCGCCGCGAAGAACGCCGCGACGACCGTGGACATCGGTGGTGTCCTCCAAGTGCTGTCGCAAGTCTCTGCCGGGGCGCTGTCCCGTTCATCGGCGATTGAGTTGCTTGCCGTTGCGTTTCCGACGCTCAGCAGGCAGGAGGCGGCGAAGATCGTTCTTGGGAGCGACACAAGCCAGCCCGATGCGAGCGTTTCCGCGCCGGTACAGCCAGCATCCGCGACATCAGGGAGCTTGTGATGGCGAAGTACGACCACATCGACTTCACGCCTCCGAAGGGAGTGCGATCCGAGGCCGAGAAGGGATTGGCGTGGCGACGCGAGTTCGGCCGTGGAGGAACCGCAGTCGGCATCGCTCGCGCCCGAGACTTGTCGAACGGCACGAAGATCAGCCCAGAGACGGCCCGCAGGATGAAGGCGTATTTCGACCGGCATCAGTCGGACAAGCAGGGAGAAGGCTGGTCGCCGGGGTCGCCGGGGTTTCCCTCTAACGGGAGAATCTCTTGGGCATTGTGGGGGTCCGACGCCGGATGGTCGTGGAGCCGCAAGCTAGTGGAACAGATGAACGCCGCTGACGAGAGGAGCATCACCATGAAGATCGAACGTCGCTCGCTGCTCAACGCAAGCGTGGCTTTCCCGGCGATCCGCGTCGAGACGCGAGCCGAAGAAGTCATTGTTGACGGCCAACCCACCGTGACCCAGCGGGAATGGTGCGTCGGCTACGCCAGCGTTTTTGGGATTCTGTCCCTCGACCTTCGGGACGCAGGCGGCGACTTCGTAGAGCGGATCGACCCGCGTGCCTTTGACCGGGTGCTTTCCCGTAGCAAGTCGCCTCAGAGCGTCGAGACACGCGCGCTGTGGAACCACGACGCCAACTACCCGCTGGCCCGCTACCCTGACACGCTCAAGCTGGTCACGGACGAGCGTGGCCTGCGGTACGAGTTCCCGTTCCCGCGAACGTCCTACGGCCAAGACCTTCGGATGAATATCGAGGACGGAATCGTTCGTGGCTCGTCGTTCGGGTTCGTCACGGCACCGGACGGCGACCGATGGACGGTCGAGGATGGCCGCTCGGTCCGCACCGTCATGGAAGTCGAGGCGCTCTACGACGTCTCGCCAACGACCTTCCCCGCCTACCCCGAGTCTGACGTCGAGGTGGCAAAGCGTTCGCTCGACCAGTTCCTTCGGGCGCGAGTGGCGAAGCGGGCTGCGGTGCCTGTTCGCCGTTCGGCTGAATACCGGGAGTTTCTCAAGCAGCATGGCCGCACGATCGGGTGACCGATGCCCGGATTGCCGGGCAGGAAGGTTCGTCACGGTGAGCAGCGTCCGCTGCGGCGAGCGTCAGGTCCGCTATCTGCGCTGCGACCGCTGCAAGGTGACCGACAAACAGGTCGTCGCAGCAGCCGAGGTGCGGAGGCGCGCGTAATAAAACACACGCCCCGGAACTGCAAGGGTGGGGGCGGCTGGGGAGAAAGTGCGGGGGACGCGATTCGCGTACCACCGCACCCGCACAGGAGTCCCCCCCGTGGCGTCTTCCCAGATCAAGGCACTGCTCGATGAACTGACCAGCGTTCTCGCGGAGATGGGCGCCCTTGAGGACGTCGTCCCCGAAGGCGAGCAGATGAGCGAGGACTCCGTCAAGCAGATGGAGACTCTGTCGGAGCGAGCCGCCAAGATCAAGGAGCGGGTCGAGTTCCACAAGCGCATGGACGCGCGTCAAGCCGAACTGCGGTCGATCATCGACCGTGGCGCTCCGGCCAGCAAGCCTGCGAACGACACCGCCAGCACCGGCGATGGCGAGACGAACGCCAGCAAGCAGCCCGAGCGGCGGTCGATCCCCGCCGTGCCGAAGGCACACGGTCGGCTCAAGCACTTCCAGGGGCCGAACGCCGAGGAGCGGGCCTTGCGGGCCGGGATGCACCTTCGCGGCTACGTGTTCGGTGACGCCGAGGCTCGTCGGTGGTGCATCGAGCATGAGGTGCGGGCGCAGTCCGGCTCGGTCAACGAGCTTGGCGGTGTTCTCGTCGCCCCGGAGTTCGCCAACGAGGTGATCCGGCTGCTGGAGGACTATGGCGTGTTCCCCCGCGAGGCGAAGCGTCGGAAGATGACGTCCGACCAGATGTTCATGCCGCGTCGGGTCGGCGGTCTGTCGGCCATCCCGATCGGGGAGAACGACACGCCGACCGAGTCGCAGATCGTCTACAACCAAGTCGAGATGGTGGCGAAGCTGTGGGGCGTGGGCAACCGCACCCCCAACTCGCTCATCGAGGACAGCCCCATCTCGCTGGCTGAAGAACTGGCGTTCGAAACGGCCTACGCCTTCGCGGTCGCGTTCGACGACGCCGGGTTCATCGGTGATGGCTCGCCCGCTTACCACGGCACGGTGGGGATCGTGAGCGCGATCACCAACGTGGCGAGCAACAAGGGCATCGTGACGGCTGGCACCAGCCGCAACACGTTCGACACCCTGACCATGCCCGACTTCACCTCCATGCTGGCGAGGCTCCCGGTCTATGCTCGCCGGAACGCGAAGTGGTACATCAGTCCGGCTGGGTGGGCTGCGGCGATGGCTCGGCTGTCGGTGACGCTCTCTGGCAACGCCAAGGGTGACGCGGCCACCGCGATGCCCGAGACGTTCCTTGGCTACCCGGTGGTCCAAGTCGTGTCGATGCTGGGCGACCTGACCGGCACGGCCAACAAGATCGCCTGCGTGTTCGGCGATCTTTCGCAGGCCGCTTCGTTCGGCGATCGTCGGGCCGTGGCCCTCAAGACCAGCACCGATCGCTACATGGAATACGACCAGACCTTCACGTTCGCCACGACTCGCGCCTCGATGGTCTGCCACGACGTCGGCTCGTCCACGAAGGCCGGGCCTGTCGTGGCCCTCAAGTTCGCTGCCTGAGTGACCTGACGCCGGGGGAGGGGTCGCCCTCCCCTCCCCCGGCGGAATCGCACACCGCATCCCCGTCCACGACCGCCACCCGCAGGAGCATCCCCGTGAACTTCGTCTCGGCTTCCAAGACGTTTGCCCAGTTGGACGAGAACCTGACGTCCAGCCAGACCCACTCCCCCGTGATCGACACGCTCGGCTTCGGCCACGTGTCGATCGACGTCGTGTTCGAGAAGGTGGCCGCTGCCGGGACAAACTCGGCTGTCGCCACGGTCCTCAAGCTCCAGCAGGGGGACGGGACGACCTACAGCGACATCACGGCGTTCGTCGGCGGTGGCAGCGGCGGGTTCACCATCCCGAACCCTGCCAACACCACCTCGGACAACGACATCCGGTTCGACATCGACCTCAAGGGGCAGTCCGGCCGCTATCTCCGCGTTCTGGCAACCGGCCAAGCCACCGGGTCGATCTACACCGTGGCTCGGCTCTCCAAGGGCGAGCAGGCTCCGTGGGATGCCGCTTCCAAGGGTGTCCTCCGGGCCGTCAGCGGCCAGCTTGGCGTGGCGCTCTCGCCCAACACGACGTACACCAACTGATCGGCTTGACAGGCCGACCATGCTGCTGACGCCCACGAGGGCGGGGCATGATGCCCCGCCCTCGTTCGTTTGCAGCCACCATGGAGACGCCGAGATGCTGGTCGAGATTGGTTCCACGAAGGCTGACATCCGCGTGAAGGCGGTCATGTCGATGCCGCGCCTGTCGTTCACGAGCAACCACATGGCGTGGTGGAAGGCGCTCCTGCCGCTCGGCATCGAGCCGACAATCATTCAGGGAGCCTTCTGGAGCCAGTGCCTCTCGCGTGGTTTCAAGGCCGCGATCGACGAGTGCGAATACATCCTCGCGATGGACTACGACTCGTTCATGTCTCGGGAGGACGTCGAGCAGCTTTTTGCCATCACGATGGCGCTCGGCTGCGATGCCTTGGCCCCGTTCCAGACGAAGCGGGATGACGGCAAGGTAATGATCACGCCGCTCGGGACGTTCCAAGGCGCTGGAAAGACGCAGAGCGCCGGGCTGACGGCCGAGTGGTTTGGCGCTCCGGCCCAGGAGGTTGACGCGGCACACTTCGGCTGCACGATCATCTCGACGGCAGCGCTCAAGCGGATGCGAAAGCCGTGGTTTCACTGCGCTCCCAACGAGGATGGCGAGTGGGACGATGGCCGCGTCGACGACGACATGTGGTTCTGGAAGCAGTGGCGGGCAAGCGGCAATCGCGTCTTCGTCACGCCTCGTGTCGTCATCGGCCACGGCGAATACGTCGTGACATGGCCGGGGGCCGACCTTTCCACTCCCGTTCATCAGTCCACGAGAGACTACTCGGCGTCCGGCAAGCCTGCATCGACCTGGAGAGTGAGGAGCAAGGATGACCACGCAGCGGAACCTGCTTGATCGCAGTCTGGTCGAGTATCGCTCGCTGATTCGGCTGACGCAGCCGATCGTCGAGCCAGTGTCGCTTGCCGAAGCCAAGGCGCAGTGTCGCGTGGACGACACCAGCGAAGACCTGACGCTGTTCGCCACCTACATCTCGGCAGCGAGGGAGTGGGCCGAGCGGTACACGGAGCGGACGTTCATCCACACTCAGTGGCAGCTTCGCACGGACGCGTTCCCGTGGGAGTTCCGGTTGCCGTTCCCGCCGATGGCGACGGCGGCAGGGTTCACGGACGTCTCGCTGACCTACACGACGAATGTCATCAACGGCGTCGGCACGGTTGTCACGCTGCCTGCGAGCGAGTACCGCGTCGATCGGAACCAGACGCCCGGCGGGGTGCGTCCGCTCTACGGGCAGTCGTGGCCGTCCTACGTCGTGGACCGGAACGCCGTCACCCTGACATGGTGGGCAGGGTATGGCGAAGACGGCACCAAGGTTCCCGCTGCGGTCAAGCCTGCCATCCTCATGCTCGTGGCACACCTCTACCGCAATCGAGAAATGACGGCGGCTGGAGCGTTGAACATCGTCCCGATGGGCGTGAAGCAGATGCTGAACACTGTCCGCTGGAGCGGCTACTGATGCCAGTCAACGCCGGTGAACTGACGGATCGGCTGACGATCTACCGTGCCGTCCAGACACGCAACGACACGGGCGAGGTGACGCTCGCCCCTTCGCTCGTCGCAAAAGTCTGGGGTGCCGTGCGTCCGCTGTCGTCCCGCGAGCAGCAGCAGTACGGGCAGCAAGTCGGCGTCACGCTCTACAAGGTCGTGATCCGATTCCTGCCATCGCTGACTTCGGACATGTGGGTTCAGTACCGCGACCGAAAGCTGGAGATCGCTGCGATCGACGATTACGAGGGGCAGCTCTATTCGATCATCACGTGCGTTCAGCGGCACATCCCGAGTGAGGCAGGAGGCTGACATGGCAAACGGAATGGGACGTAGGCTGTCGGCGTTGATCTTCAACTGGCTGACTTCGCACGCGACCACGCAGCCAGTGATCGGCAATCGAGTTTTTCCGATCATTGCTCCCCAGAAGACCCCGTACCCGCTGATCGTGTTCCGCCGGGCAAACTCTCAGTCGCCAGCATCGCTCGGCGGGACCGTAGAGCGCCCGGTCGTGACGCTTGAGGTCAAGGTCTACGACCGAAGCTATGTTGGTGCCTTGGACACCGCAGAGAAGGTCCGCTCTGCATTGAACAAGTTTCGCGGGACGCTCGGGGGGTGTACCGTCCAGCGATGCACGTTCCTGAGCGAGTCTGACGGCGTCGAGATTCCGCAGGACGCCCAGATGCTCCCTGACTACACGGTGACGCAGTCCTACGAGATTCGCGTGGAGGACGAGGCTGCATGATCAGCATCGAAAAGCTGGCGAGAGGAATCGGGTTGAACGTCAAGGCAGCGGCTGAGGCCGCGAGCGTTGCCAACGTCGAGCCGTGCGTGATCGCGGCGGCTCGCGTCGGCGAAGCCGCTCTGCGGGCCGAGGTGGGAAAACTCGGCCGGGTGACGGGCAACTTGGCCGACTCCATTGGGACTCGGGTCGAGCGAGGTACGTGGCGAGTCGCGGCAGACGTCGGATTTTTTGGCCCCGGATCCAAGCACGCGCACCTCGTCGAGTTCGGCACGGTGATTCGGTATCGCACAAGCAAGGGCGTGTCGTCTTCGTGGAACACGCGTGGGCGGTGGGTTGGGGTCGGCGTCTACCCGGTCAACTTCGTCACCCGTGCGACGAACCTCGGGGCCATGCCCGCTTTTCGGCCGCTGGAGACGGCCCGTGGGGTCGCCACCGACGCAATGACAGCGGCGGCGATGAGCAGGCTGGCTCGCGTAGGCGAGAAAACACTGGCCGCTGCCGTGGCTTGAACTGCAAGGGTGGGGTGGGATCGGCCAGACTGAAAGCACCCCTACACAGGAGCGCCGCCCATGCCCGTCGATGATTCTCAGGGAACAGTCCTCACGTTCGCCGGTGCCACCTACGAGGCCACCAACATCGACTTGGGTGGCTCTGTGTCGATGCTCGACGCGGCCCATCTCGGGCAAGCGAAGGGGGCATACAAGCGCACCCAGCAGGCTCCACTCAAAGACCCAAAGAAGGTGACCCTGAGCATCCTCGGCACGGTCGCACCGGCCGAGGGTTCGTCTGGCGTCATCTCGCTCGTCAGCTACGTCGCTGGCGTGACTTCGCAGCAGCTTGCCGGGGCGACGGCCACGTGCGAGTCGTTCAACATCACGTGGGCGACCAACGAACTCGTCAAAGGTCAGGCGACGTTCAGCGTCGTGCAGTGACTTGGGGAGGGTCTCATGGCCCAAGACGCCCAAGGCACGACAATCAGTTGGAATGGCGTCGCGCTTGGCGAAGTCGTCTCCATCGACTACGCCTTCGGCACGGCCGAAGCCTCCGCGTACACGCCGCTCAACAGCACGAGCCGACTCAAGAAGTTCGTGCCGGGGGACGTTGACCCCGGAAGCGTGAGCGTCGTCATGCGAACCTCCACGGCGATGAGCCGCACGAACGTCGGCTTGACGGCATCGCTATCAATCAACGGCCCCGGTATCACGGAGTCGTGGTCGTGGGCGATGTTCAATGACCCTGTATGGCGCGGGACCGTGAACGCGCTGCAGGAGTATTCGGTCAACTTCAAGCTGGGAGGCTGATGTGGGGATTCTGACGCGATCGCAAATCGAGTCCATAGACGACTTGACCGCCAAGATGGTCGTCGTGGAAGTCCCTGAGTGGGGCGGGTCGGTCTATCTTCGGCCCATGAACGTCAGCGAGTTGGACGACTACAGCAACGCAGTCGTGCGAGCAAAGGAGAAGGGGCTGTCCGACTTCCGTTCGCGGCTCGTGGCCTACTGCCTGTGCGACGAGAAGGGCAAGCGTCTCTTCGGGGACGACGAGGTCGAACTGCTCGCCAGCCATAACGCCGTGGTCGTCAACCGCCTGTACGAGGCGTGCGACGCGCTCAACGACATCTCGCCACGCAAGGTGGAGGAAGTCGGGGGAAACTCAGCCGCCGGCCAGCCCGCATCTTCCGACTCAGGCTCGCCGGCCACCTCCACCGAACCCTCGATGAGATCGGCGGAATGTCAGCAGCCGAGTTCCGACTCTGGTGGGCATACGACAAACATCACGAGCCATTCGGCCGAGAGTGGGAGCAAGTCTGGAGGATCGTCGCAGCACTGATCGGCCGGAAGAACGATGGCTCGCCAATCAGGATGGAGGACGTCGCTCCATACCTACCGCCACCGATGACGCCAGAGGAACTGGCTGCAAAGGTGGCCGAAATGAGGAAGCGGCAGCAGGAAGGGTGACGAAGCGATGGCCGAGCAGAGCCTTGCATTCCGAATCACGGCCAACGCCTCTGGCATGGACGCCGGAATTGCGCGTGCGGAAAAGAGCCTCCAGCGGCTTGAGACATCGTCGGCTGCGACGTCGAAGGAACTGGCTCAGGCCGCAAAGATCACGGCGTCAGTCAGAACCCCAGCAGAGAAGTATGCCGAGAAGGTCGAAAAGCTCGACAAGTTCATGTCCAAAGGACTCATTACCCAGGAGGTGTATGGGCGCGCGGTCGCCAAGGCCGAGCAAGAAATGAAGGCAGCTGAGGCCACTGCCAGCAAGACCGCGGACTCGGTTGAACGCCTCTCCAGCAGCGTCGATGCCGCGTCCGGCAAGACGGGTGGCATCGATGCACTTGCCGACAAACTCATGGAAGCGGCCGGTGCCGCTACGAAGTGGGCGGGTGGTCTGCTTACTGCCTACGCACAGTGGCAGTTGTGGTCTGCCGTCAAGAGTCCGGCGGCGTTCGCAGACTTCGCCACGAAGGGCATCAAGGTCATCGCCACGACCCGAAACCTCGTCACGGGACTCAAGCTGCTTGGGATTGGTCTTGGCGTTGCTGGCGGCTCTGCGGGGGTGCTGTCGACGGCAGCGCTGGCTCTGACGAACCCCATGGTTGGCCTTGGTCTCGCAGTGATCAATGTCACCCGCCAGTTCTTTGCTTCGCGTGATGCCGCCTATGAGGCAGCGAAAGGCGTTGCAGCCTTGAACCTTGAGGCTGCAAAGACAGGGCAGACGTTTCAGAGCCTCAGCATCCAGAAGGCTCTTGAGTCAGGCACGGCTCGGGAGGACTTGATCGCGATGGGGGTCGCCATTTCGGCGCTCGACGTCAAGCAGTTTGACGACCTTGCCAGAGCGATGGAGAAGTCCGAGCAGGCGTCGAAGCGTCTGGAAGCGGCCGAAGCCGGTGTGACACGCACGATCGGAAGCGCGTTCATTGGCTTGCTGGAGGGGTTGTCGGAGGGCTTTGCTGGACTTCGCAACGGACTCGCTGACCTGACGGCTGGTGCCAACATGCTCCTGACGCCGATTGCTCAGGTGCTTCGTCCTGTCGGGACGCTGCTCGGAACGCTCGTCAGTGGAGCGATGCGGACGGTCGGCGTTCTCGGGTCTTTGGGCGGCGTGGTCCTTCGTGTCGCAGGGCTTGCGGCGAGCGTTCTTCTCTCGCCGTTCATCGTCGGGCTGAACAACCTCGCGGACGCTATCAAGAGCGGCGTTGGCAGCGCCTTCGACTGGGTGTCCAAAAAGATCGCGTACTTCAACTCGCTGCTCGACACGGCGTACAACTACCTGTCGAAGATGCCCATGTTCGGAAGCGTCTTCGCTTCGAACGTCGGCGGTGCTGCCGCCGGGGCGGTCATTGGCGGTGGCGGCGAGGATGGCGGCGCGGCGGCAGGGTCTGTAGAGGAAGCCGACGACTTCACTGCTGCTATCCGCCGCCAGAACGACGCTATCTCGTCGGCAATCGAGAAGGCACAAGCCTACGGCGAGGCAGGCTTCTCTGCTGCCGTTCAATACCAAGAGTCACTGCGTGGCCTGCAAGGCGAGCTTGAGGCAGGCATCCTCAACGAGACGTCCTACGGCCAAGCTGCCGACAAGGCTCGCAAGGCTTTTGAGGATCAGATCGGCACTCTTGAGGCGAGGGCTGACGCTGCCAAGAAGCTGGCCGAAGACGACGCCGAGATGGAGCAGGCAAACGATGCGGCCATGAGCAAGCAGACCAACGCGTTCTTCGCCGCTGCGGAAGCGGCGGCGGCGTTTGGTGCCGCAGGCGCCGCTGCTGCGGCTGAGTACGAGGGCGGTCTGACGTCGCTCAACCAGAAGCTGGAAGACGGCCGGATCAATGCCGCGACTTATGCTGACGAGGCCGACAAGCTCAAGGACAAGTTCAAGGGTCAAGTCGACCAGATGAAGGCGTTGGACGCGGCACAGAAGAAACGCAACGACGAGGTTGCGAGGATGGAGGATCAGATCGCCAACGCTCGTGGGTTCCAAGGCGAGGCGAAGTCGGCACTGGAGGGCAAGTCCAACGACGCGCTTGAGGTTGCCGACATTCGGTCATCCGAGGGCATGAAGATGTTCATGTCGCTGGCGTCTGGCCGCGAAGACCCGGCCATTGCCGAGTACCGCAAGAGCAACGAGACGCTTCAGAAAATGCTCGGTGAACTGAGGGCGCTTCAAGCCGCGCCGCTTGAAATCGCTGGCGCGGCAGGAGGCTGAGATGGGTGTCATCGGATACGAGGAACTGCCGCGCGGTCAAGCCCAACGACGGTTCGGTGAGCCACCCGTGTTTGAACGGAAGTTTCTCGTCAAGGTAGACGACCCGGCAACCCCGGAAACGACCGTCGTGAACGCGGTCCCCGTGGTGTATCTGGACCCGCACCCCGAGGCGGCGTACTGCAAGGCGTGGGAAGTCTCTCGTGACTACTACGACGGGAACAGGTGGGCGCACCTCGTCGTCTGGAAGTACGAGGTGCCGAAGCAGGCGAACTATGACGCCAACCCTCTGGCACGGCCGGACATCTGGAAGTGGTCGACGGGTGGAGTGCAGATCCCCGCGCTCGTCTACTACGACAACAGCGACAACCTTCGTGCCTTGGTCAACACGGCAGGGGACTTCATCGAGGGGCTGACCGAGGACGAGCCGACGCTCACGGCACACATCAGTGGAAACCGGGCGACCTACGACTACAACCTCGCTGCGTCGGTCCACGGGGCGCTCAACAATGCCCCGTACCTCGGCTGGCCGAAGTGGGCGTGGAAGGTAGACGGCATTCGTGGCGAGCCAGCCGTGGAAGTCGTCAACGAGCAGGAGATTCGCTACTACAAGGTCGAGGTCGAACTGACCGCGAAAGCATCGACCTGGGTGCTGCAACTGCCGAACGTGGGGTGGAACTACGTATCGGGCGGAAGTCGCCAGCGTGTCTTTGTCCT